CCATGCAGGCTTCTGGTGATTCAACAACATCAGTGAACGCAACTTACAAAGCAGGACCAACAAGTTTCACAATCTCAGGTGACCTATACTTTGACGGCGACGACACAAACGGTCAAGCCGCTTTGGAAGGTGCCATGGACGCAGGTGGTGGATCAACAGGTATCACTTTCAAAGTGTATCCAGCAGGTGTTGGCACAACAGATGGTAAAGCATTTGAAGGCAACGCGATCATGACATCGTTCTCAGTATCAAGTTCAGTGGACGGAGCAGTAGAGGCTTCATTCTCTGCACAAGGCACTGGCGCATTGACAATGGATGATGCTAACACAGTAGACGCATAAGGATAGACCTTATGTTGCGTATTCGTAGAGCAAACAAGGCCAACATTGCCGACTTGACCAAGGCAGTGGAAGCAGTTTTTTCACGGATCGCACAGAACACTCTTACCATTGCAAAACAGAACACTCCGATTAGATCTGGTAGGGCTCGTAAGTCATGGACTGAAAAGCCCACCAAAACTGGTTTCGAAGTGCAAAATTCTGTGCCTTACATAGAGCAACTGGAAAAAGGTCGTTCTAAACAGGCACCGCAAGGTATATTAAAACCTACTACTAGGTTAGTGAGCCGTAAGATCTCACAAACGGGTAGGCTACAATCAGGAAGACTTTCAAGATAATGAAAAAGGAGAAGACTACGATGACTGATACGGACAAAACAAAAGATCAAACAGTAAAACAACGGGCGTTGGCTCATTTCAAGGCCAAACTTGCTGGAAACTTATTCAAATACCATGTAGATGAATGGGACTGTGACATCTATTACAGGGCAACTGCCAACATGGTCACTGAAGCCAAGATAATGAACTTGACACAGACTGGCAAGACAGCGGAAGCACTGGTTGAATCTATAATACTCAAAGCGTTAAATGAAGAAGGCAAGAGAATCTTCACAGATCTGGACAGGATCGAACTGCTGAACCAAGCAGATCCACAGGTTCTGATCAGAGTGGCGGGCATACTAAACAACGCCAGTGCTGATTCCATTGAGGACATAGAAAAAAACTAAACCGGGACGGCGAATTATATAATTTTTTCGCCCTCGCTGAGCACTTACACATTACGGTAAGTCAGGTGATGGAGATGTCCCTAATAGAATTTAAAGGGTGGTTGGCATACCTTAACAAAAAGGCCAAGCAGGAGAAAAGAGATGCCCATAAGAGAGCAGTTAATACTAGAAGGCGTTAATAAGACACAGAATGCCTTTTCGCAAGTTCAAAGAAGCCTGTCAGGCGTTGAACGAAATGTGGGTGGTCTCAACAGAGGTTTCAGCAATCTACAGAGAACCATAATAGGTGTGGCGGCCGCCATCGGTGGTGTGAAATTTGCCGGTGGATTCCTCCAGACTGCCAGAACTATTGAAAATCTAAAATTCCAATTGGCGGCATTGACGGGTAGCACACAAGAGGCCAGCAAGGCCATGGAAATACTATCCGAGTTTGCTGGCACTGTTCCTTTCCAACTGCAAGACATACAGTTGGCGGCTCCCAGCCTATTGGCTGTGGCCAATGGCACAGAAGAACTAAATGAATTACTGGCCATAACAGGTGATATTGCGGCGGCATCTGGACTGGACTTCCAGACTGTGGCACTACAACTACAGAGAACATTCTCAGCAGGTATTGGTGCGGCAGACCTTTTCAGAGACAGAGCAGTTAAAAGTATGCTTGGTTTCCAAGAAGGTGTGCAATATTCAGCACAAGAATCCAGAGACCTGATCATAACAGCATTCAGGGAAGGCACTATCAACATAGTCGGTGAATCCAAGAAGATGGCCACAACATTTGATGGTACGCTGTCAATGATAGGTGACAAGTTCTTTAACTTCCAGAAACAGGTCATGGACTCAGGTCCTTTTGACGCACTCAAGGCCACTGTGCAGACAGTGAATGAGGCATTAGAGGCCAATTTTGGCAAGATGGAACAGGCGGCAGGCAGAGTGGGTGACGCAGTGGTATCAGCCACAGTTAAAACCCTGTTGTTTGCGGCATCAATATTGGATTCAATGAAACCAGTGTTTGATTTCATTGGTAAATCAATAGCCAACCTGGTCAATTTTGTAAGATCATTACCACCACCCATAGACACTCTTGGTGTTATAGGATTCTTAATGTTGGGTGGCAAAGGCAAACTGATCGTGGGTTTCATTGCAGGTGTGTTTGACACAATCAGAGGATTGATTGGTGATGTGATTGGTGGTTTGGGCACTATGTATGGTGCTATAGCCAAAGGTATGAATGCAGTGGGCTTGTTGAGCCAAGAACAAATGGACGCGGCCACAAAAGCAGTAGAAGATATGCACAATGCCAGCGATAGATTAAACACATCATTGGCGGATATACACAAACAAAATGAAATAATTGGTGAATTTGGCAAAACACATTTTGAAGGTTTGGGTGTGAGCATAGATCTTACTAAGATCAAAGCAGATGGCGTCACAGCCGCACTAATAGAACAAATCAAAGCCATAGATGCATTGATCATTAAGAACAGAGAATTAGAAGGTGCCACAGCAGATGATGGTTTCGCCACAACTGCCAAGAAAGACAAAGCACAAGACAAGACCAACCAACAAGAATTGAAAAAACAGGCTGAACAGTTGAGGCGGAAATTTGAACAACTGGAAGAGTCACTACAGAGTGAAGAACAGCGAGAAAGAAATTCATTTGAAAACAGATTGAAGATACTGGATGACTACTATGCTGGCAGACAGCATCTGGACAAGAGATACGCGGAACTGAGACAGAAACTGGAGACACAACACCAGGCCAAAATAAAAGAGATACAGGATCGTAATGCCTCAGAACAGCGAAGGAAAGAATTACAGTCACAGGGTGTACTACAACAAGACATAGAAAGATCAGAACAACTGAGAGAAGCCACTGTGGCACAAAGGAACAAAGCGGTGTTGGACAGCACCGTGGAGATGTTCCAGGCATTGGGACAAGAGAACAAGAAGGCATTCATGGCCTTCAAGGCACTGGCAGTGGCGCAGGCCATCATTGACACCATTGCTTCAGCACAGTCGGCATATAGAGCGTTTTCATGGTTCCCACCATTGGCGATAGCGGCGGCAGGTGCGGCATTGGCGGCGGGTTATGCCAGAGTCAACGCCATCAGATCACAGACATATGGTGGTAGACGAGAAGGTGGTCCGGTAACAGGTGGATCACCATTCCTGGTTGGCGAAGCGGGCCCCGAAGTTTTTCAGCCCTCAACAAATGGCAACATCATACCATTGGACAAGATGAGATCAGGCAAGGATGTGAATGTGAACTTCAACATAACCACATTGGACGCATCAGACTTCCAAGACCTATTGGTCAGGGAGAGAGGCATGATAGTAAATATAATAAACGACGCCGTGCTAGAGCAGGGCAGAGAGGCGATAGTATAACATGGGACAACCTTATCCATTTCCAAGTTTTCCACCAGGTTCATCGGTATTTGATCACTTCAATGACCGTGTGACGGGCGACCTACCTTGGACTGAGATGGACTTCAAATCAGTCAGTGACACACTTTATTCAAGGACCATATCAGGTAGGGTGCAGACCAGAAGTTTCAGTATGCAGTATTTTGAGTGGAAGGCCATATTCACACCAATGACAAATTTAGAAATTAGACCTATTTTTGCTTTGGCACATTCACTGTCGGGTAGGAACCAAGCATTCACTATCTCACTGCCAACTATACCCCATGGGGGAACCATAGTACAAGGCACAGCATCAGGCACAGGAGGATCTAGGACCCTCACACTTGACACTATAACTAACTTTGGTGGCTTTGGTAATTTGAAGGCAGGTGACTTGATCAACTTCAGCAGTGACGCTGACGAACATTATAAAGTTTATATGGTCACAGAAGATACCAGCATAACAGGTGGCACAGGCACAGTGCCTATATTTCCTGGTCTGATCAAGACCATAACAACACCGGCCACATTCTACACAGGAGAGCAGATCAAGTTCCTTGCAAGGATGAAGAACGACATCCAGACCTACAACAGATCAGCGGATGGCTTCTACAGATACGAAATTGAAATGGAAGAGACATTCTAATGACAAAAGTTTTAGATCCGGCGGTAGTAGCAACACTGGAATCAAATCAATTTGAGTGTGCCCATTTGGTAGAGATGTATCTGGACGCTGGCACAGAATATGCCACGGATTCATTCTACGACATAGATTTCAACTCAAACACATATGAGGCCGCAGGTGGCTTGATGGGTTTTGAGGACATAACAGAACAGACAGAAGTCATTGTGGGTTCAGTGAGGATCACACTGAGCCAAGTGGCGCCACTCATAATAAAAAGGGCACTGTCAGAGAGCATCATCAACAAGAGATTGGTGATAAGGAGGGGTTTCTATAACACGGGTTCAAGGACCTTGAGGGCCAATCCACACATAATATTTGATGGCAACATCAATTCATTCAACATCAACGAAGACCCAGAAGGTTCCACTATCACTGTCACAGCGGCATCACACTTTGCCAATTTCAGACAGGTCAACACCAGAATTACCAATCCGGAATCTCAGAAAGAAACTGCACACTACACAACAGGTGCCTTGTTTGATCAAGACAACGGATTCCAACACGCATCAGCTATGATACAGGATCTACAATGGGGTCAGAAATTACCAACGGAATAATCTGGGCCAAGACCTTGGGCAAAGCCACAGTTGAACCCTACTGGGGAGACATATTGAACCTGTATATGAACAGTCCATTGGGACAGCAGGTGGGTGACCAACAGCAGATGGCCGCATACATCAGGATACCAATCAGGCACGAGCAGATCCGGATATATGGCACAGATCAGACCGGTGATCAAGTGTTGGCAGTGGCGGCATGGGCCTGTTTCAACGAGGTAGAAGAGGCCAACTTTGAAAAACAAGGATTCACATCACACTGGAACTGTGGTGATCGCATATACCTAATGGATGTGATCGCAAAGAGGTTAAATATGTTTAAAGTAATGCGTGAATTGAGACAATATGGTTTCCAAAGGTATGGTCAGCGACACTTCAAATTCTATCGCCAAGATTATGCCAAAGGAACATCAAGAAAAGGATGGTGCTAGATGGGTGGTGCGGCAAAGGCAGTCAAAAAGATAGTCAAAGGTGTAGTCAAGTTTGTAGGTAGCCTGTTCTCAGGTGTTTTCGGTTGGCTGTCACCATCAATTCCACAGTATGACAACAGGTCAGACTATGACTCATACGCACAGGGCACTTACATCAACAAGCAATCAAACTCATCACACATACCAGTGGTGTATGGTCGTAAGCGGATAGGTGGCACAAGGGTTTTCGTACACACACAGGGAGACAACAATGAATACCTATATGTTGTGACTGTGTTGGCAGAAGGCGAATGTGAAAAGATCGAAAAAGTCATTGTTGATGACACAGAGATCAAACAGATCACCAACGCAGGCGGACTCACACATGGTTCAGTGTTTGAAGTCACACAAGGCAAGTATGCAGTGGGTGGATCCAGATTGAAAGTGCAGGGGTTCTTTGGCAAGGAAGATCAAGGCAAAGCCAGCCTATTAGATGGAGTCACAGGTTGGTCAGAAAAACACAGATTGAGAGGTATCTGCTACATAGTGGCCAGATATGAATGGCGTAAGGCCTCAAAAAACGAATTAGAAGATCAGATCAACAACAATCCATATAGTGGACTGCCTACAATGCAGGTGGTATTGAAAGGTAAAAAAGTTAGAAAATTAACCACACTGTCAGAAGCGGAAGCAGAAGCATTCTCAGAAACCTATGCTCAAAGTGTCGCACACGCAGACTTTGGTTGGAGTGAAAACCCAGCGGAATGTTTGTTTGATTACTTGCGTAATCCCAGATTTGGTAAAGGCCTAGATGCTGACTCAATCGACACAACAAGATTTAGATTGGCCGCAAATGACTGTGGTCAAGACAAGACATTCACATTGGAGAATGGTAGCAGTAGTGTGAAACCATTCTTGACCACGAACATCACCATAGACACATCTAAAAAGATGTTGGACAACACCAAGGCATTGCTGGAATGTTGTAGAGGTTATCTGCCTTACACCAATGGTAGATACGCACTGAAATTAGAAGCGGCAGTGAGCACATCAGGTTTATTTGAAGTGAATGACATGATGATCATAGGCAAGATCACCCTCAGCAGTAATAACAAGTCAAACACATACAACAGAGCAGAAGTTTCTTTCTCCAATGAGAGAGAAGAGTATGAAACAGATGTTAGAACATATGAGAACACCGCATACATCACAGAAGATGAAGGTGAAGTGTTAGAGATCAAACACAACTCACCTGGCATAACTGATGAAGAAAGAGCATATGATCAGGCCAGATTGTTGGTGGAAAGATCAAGGAAACAGATGAAACTGCAATTCCAAGGCACGGCAGAACTACAACAATTGGAAGCAGGTGACATATTCAAATTCACGCACCAATATGTTTTGGCACCACAGTCAGCAGATGACTATATGTACAATGAGGGACTGTTTAGGGTGCTACAACTCAAAGTGAACTGGGATCAGACAGTGACAGTGACGGCAGTGGAACACGACAACTCATTATACAATGTGGAAGTGTATCAGATACCAGTGCTACAGAGCAGGAATCCCAAAAGATTCCCACCAGATGATGGTTCAGAGCCACCTGTGGTGAGACCACCTGATGATCCTGCCAAACCGACTCCACCAAAAGAAGACAATCTATTAGAATCACCTAACTTCACATATGAGCTCAGCGTGTTTGACAACCCACAATTGGGTACTGCGGGCAAGGCTCATGTGCGTATGAATTACTCTGGTATGAGCAGTCATGTGGCACGATTTAGAACAGTTTTAAAATTCAATGGCCAGACACAACAGAATGCTATCTTCAACATCTATCACACAGCGGCCAACAACCTATCCATAACAGGTTCTTTGGATCCTGGTGTGTATAAAATCACAGGCATAGGCATAGGATCATCAGGACAAGAAAAAGTTTTCTTTGAAGATCGAACAGTGAACATCAACCCTAGGGGTGGTGGTTCCAGTGTAATAACAGCATCAGCGGCTGTGGAAGGATTTGCATAATGGGTAGTATAATCAAACCTTTACCAACACCAAATGGTATATATCGTAATGGTGAATATTTTAACCCTGGCACAGGCACTTGGGCTGATCTGACCGCAGGTTGGTCAGCATTCACAGACTGGAGCCAAGGACCCACAGATCTAGTATATGCCAAGACATTTGACTTTGGCATAAGCAAACCAGTGATACCCACAGTGGCCATAAACACATTCAGAGGTGCCGCCAGCCTACAGATCAAGTACGGCAGTGGAGTCAATGTTGACAATCAAGTGGTGTTTCCATATGTGACCAGCAACCAAGGCAGTGATCTGTATTTGGACCTAGACTACACAATTTCAGGTTATGTGGCAGACACTTACACAGGTGAAACAGCCAGATACGCGGAAGTGATAGTCACAGTGGCCGCAAGAGATAGTTCAGGAGCCAACATCACAGCAGTTTTGAGCGAAGTGCAGGCAGAATTTGACCAGAGAATGGAACACGAATATTTCTTTGATGTGGATTCCAGCACACTGGCAGGTGATGCCTCAGCAAGGACCATACCTGTTCAGACATTGACATTGCCAGTGGCGGGCATAACTTATTCAACAAAATATGATGCCACAACATCAGCCGCAAACGGCAAATATGTGATACACACAGTATCAAAATCAACACCAAGTTTCACAGTAAGGGATCTTGATCAATTTCCAGAAGACACCACAGGTGTTGATCATGACGGCATCGACATAGATGTGATAGGATTCCCACAATTGACTGCCACAACAGGTGGCGGAGTAGGGAGAGCATAATGGTAGCATGGCCTTATAATTCAACAACGGTTTCAGGTCTAGACAAAATTAGAACCTCAGACACAGCACCAACTATATCAGATTTGGGCACAATATCAGCCGCAGGCACAGCCACATTGACCTTGGACACACATTCAGCATTTAAGTTGACTGCAGGTGGCAATTTCACACTAACACATTCAGGTACAATACCCTCAACACAGATAGTGCAAGGCATAATTGAAATAACCAATGGTGGTGCTTACACAATAACATATGACTCAGATTTCAAATTCACAGATGGAGTTGAGCCTGTGTTGACTGCTTCAGGTAAGGATGTGCTGAGTTTTATTTCATTTGGCAGTTCAACTGACATATACCTGTTCCATGTGGGCAGGGATCTAAGTTAATGAGTCTCATACTTAAAACACCAGACCTAACAGTGTTTGGAGCCAATGGTTTTGCGATTGGTAAAAGTGGATCACCTGGTAGCATAGAATTTGACACAAATTTACCAGGTGCTATGCCCACATTGAATGATGGTTTCTATGCCTCAGCGTTCTTCTATCTACCAAGTGGAGTCAGCACAGGTTTATTAAAATTTATACAGACACAATATGTCAATCACACATCAATATTCAGGGGTATGAGTTGGGCAACAACCATCAATGGATCTAACACTAGGTTCCAGATCATATTCCGTAATGACAGTTCAAACAGTAGATTCTTTGAAGTGGATGTGCCCACAAGTTCGATCACCGCTGACAAGTGGCATCACATCCTGATAGCACACAGTGGCAGTTCAGGATATGGCACAAAGGCATACTTCAATGACAGTGCAATATCTTCCGGATCAATTTCTGACACTGAAATTGGCACGGTCAGTTCTTTGACAGTCACTATCACTGACAACTGTGGCATAGGTGGCAGTTATACCGTTTCAGGCACACCCACATTGACTGGTGATCCAAACGGCATAGCATACCAGAACATATATTTCTCAAGGTATGGATCAGATGATCCTGACACAGCATCAAACAGGCGTAAGTTCTTGAATGCGGATGGCACACCAGCCACAGGCACACCCATATTACCAGCGGTGGGCAGTGCGGAAGATGGTGATCCAAATATGTTCGTGTCAGGCACGCACAACACGGTGGACAACTTTGAAAATCCCGCTGATGCCAACACACCGAACACTTACACAATAACAAGGACTAATATTTTTCCTGGACCTTCAGATCTGATTGATGTAATATAATAAATAAACTTAATTAACAAGGAGACTACAATGGCCTGGGCTAATGTATCAAACATATCAACAGCAAATGTGGATTCGGCAACGGACAATCCAGCAAATGCCAGAACAGACATCTACAACGCATTCGTAGAACTTACAGCAGTGATCAACGGTCGTGGAACCGTGAATGGTGTTGCTTCATTGGATTCAACAACCAAAGTTCCTGCCGCACAACTGCCTGCAACTTTCATCAGCACCTCTGGTGACATAACACTACAACCCAATTCTGCCAGGGTTTCCTTTGAAGACATCATCAACTTAGAACCCATTGACCACAGCAGTTTGCCTGCTTCACCTAGCAAAGGTGACATAGCATTCCTGACCACAGACAGTCTGTCTGCTTTGAAGAACAAACCTGTGTACTACAATGGCACAGCATGGTATTACTTTGATGATACCACTGTTGATTAACGAGAGAGGTTTTGATCATGGCAGTATGTAAGCACATATGTTTTAGATGCTCCATCAAAAAGATAACAAAGAAATGGTGGAGACTATGGACAGGAACGAATTAGAGCAAGCCAAAGCAGGTGTTAGGCTCACACAACTAGAGATAGACACACAACTGATCTCTAAAGATGTAAAACAGATTCGTGACAACCACCTTCAACATATGTCAGAAGACATAGACCGTATTGAAAGCAAACTGGACAAATTGGACACAAGAGTTTGGTCGATCCTGTTTGCCATCGTTATATTAGCCGCTTCAAATGTCATTGCCACTTTCTTCAATTAATCTCAACGCAGTGCCAGATCTGGCATTCTCAACTCCCCGATTCAGATTCACATTTGACGAGTATCTCTTACACTTCTACGGATTTGAGGTATATGAGGTGGAATCTGTGGAATATTATCAAAAACAATACAAAAGCATCATATTCTCATAATTTAAACCAATTTTAAGCGCCTTACAGCCGTCTGGAAGCGGTGATTGGGTATGTTGCTATACCCTAAAAAAACCGTTGACACACACCGCTGTATGATGCTATATTATAGATGTGACTGTGACTAACATAATATTAATAACATTAGTAAGACAAACATTGGTAAGACACATCA